GTCCGCGAAAACGTCCGACCCGAAGTCGCACGAGACCGGCTCGACCTTCGCGGCGGCGTAGAGCTGCGCGATTGCGTCGTGATCGGTGAGCAGAGCGTTGCCCAAGTACTGGTCGAATTTCGCGCCCGTGAGCCGGAGCTTGGCGATGTACGGAGTGAGCGCCTGCTTGCCCTCCTGCGCGGCCCCCTGGCTGACGTAGAGGGCAAACAACGCCACGGCCTCCCGCGCCGATCGGTCCCACCTGTAGGTGATCACGCGGATGTAATCGCCGGTTGCGCCGCTCGGGAGAGTGAGAGATTTTGAGAAGGCCATGTCGTTAGGTGTAGTCGGTGAACCGCGCGGACAGTCGCAAGCCGCCTGAATCGAGCGTCCCGCCGTCGTTCCGGAAGATTTTAACCACCGCCGTCGTCGAGCTTGAGCCTGCGTCTTGCGAGTCGTAAAAGCCAGCGTAGAGCACGTCCTCGACGACCACGATGCCGTCATCCGGCTTTGCGCTAAAGCCTTTGCCTGCAATCGCGATCGGCACCGTTGTGCTCGTTCCGCCTGCGGTAATGTTTACGACCTCGTTTGTCTCGTATACCACGTTGACTTGAAGCGTGCTGGCTCCGCCTCCGGTTTTAATGCCGGTGGTTTTAACGTCGGTGCTTGCCTGCAATGCCATGTTTCCGCCCATAGCAATCGCGGCTGTCGATAGATCGCCGCAATCTAACCAAGAGCTTGCATTTCCGTTAAGGTCAACGGCCCTGACTCTCACGTGACCTTGCGCGGGAGTTGCGCGATAATAATCAAAAAAGTTTTCGGTTGTTTGATATACGCCGGGTACGCCAATCGTAGAGAACCAAGAAAAGTTTGTCGCCGAATCATCGTCGGTCGTGGTCGATTTTATCTCGTAATAAGCAACACGCTTTTGATCGGTGGAAAAAGTCCATTGCGCGCGAGATCCGAAGTAAATTGATGACACGTCCCAACTAAGGATAGTAACCGCATTTTTATTTACTGATCCACTAGTCGGCGCAGCGGGCGCGGTCGCGTTGCTTGGCGCAACCTGCGTGCCACCGCTGATGATGTTGCTACCGACCCCGAACGCGCTGAACGCCTGTACGGCGATTTCGTAGGTGACGGACGGCGTAAGGTCGTCGATTGCAGACGTTCCGCCGCCTGCGCTGCGCTGATCCGCAACGATGAAGCCGCTGGCACCTGACTTCCTATATAGCACGTTCATCACCGCCGTTCGCGTTGTAAACGCCGGAACGCTTATGACGATTTGAGCCAAGCTCGTGCCGTCGCTAGAAAGGTAGGTCGTCGTCGAAGCCACGGTCGGCGCCGCTGGATCGACTGGCGGTGTCGGATCGACTTGGCCCGCAACAACTGCAACCGCTGTCGCGCTTGCGACTGCGCTCTTTGCGCTTTGATTCTCGCTCCGATCGTAGGCGGTTACCCAATAGAAATATTGCTGGTTCAGGGTCAGACTGACATCGACAAACCGACTCGCTCGGGTCTGTGCAATCTCGGACGCTGCTCCTGAGTTGTTCGTCGTGTTCCGATACACGCCGTATTCCCCGAGATCCGGCTCGGTGTTGTCGGCCCAGTCGAGAGAAATGATTTGCCCCGTTCCGGCGATCGCAGTCAGCGAGGTCGGAACTGCTGGTGGCATCGTATCCTTTTGAACATTGACCGTCGCTACGAGATAAGAGGTCGAAACCTTGAAGTAGGACTCGCCGTATATCCGTACGTTATAGGTCAGCCCGATCTTCACGTCCGAGCTGATGAAGTCCGTGGTCTGGTCCCCTGGCACTGTGCCCCACGTCAGATAACTGGTCGAAGTGCTTTCCTTGTACTCGATGCCGACTGTTCCGCCGCTCTGAATAAACCCTTCGGTTGGCGCGGTCCACGAAACTTGAATGCGAGGAAGCGCGGTGCCGTCCGCCTGAATCTGCTGCGTCGTGCCGTCTGCCGTCAGCGTCAGATTTGTCGGAGCGGAAAGCGCGAACGGATTCGGTAGCGTGGTGTTGGGCGAATCTGCGACTGCAATTTCGTCCGTTACGGTCCAACTATATACAGACGACGCGGTTTCCCGTAGCGTCATATCGACGTATATTTGCGGCGGGTTCCCGTCGCTCGCGAAGTTCCACTCCATGACTTCGAACACTTTCGACGACCAGCCGAGCTTCGCGTTGCTGATCATCACGGTGTCACCCGCGCGGACTTGCATCGCCTCCAAGCGGAAGCGAGCCGTGAAGGTGATCTCCTCCCGAGCGCGCCGGAGTTCAAGGACTGCGAGCCGCTGTGCGCAACTTGGGGAGGTCGTAAACGGAAGCACCACGTCGCGGAAAAACACCGTGTTATTATCCGCCGTGACGTAAGTGGCCGAACTGATCGTCGGGAAGTCCGTCACCTGCCAGTTGTTCGTTTCTGAGACGTAAACGCCTTTCACCGAGTTGACGCGGTCGCGTGCGCTCGTGCGAGTCTGCACGTTCAGCGGTCCAACGAAGTGCGTCTCGTCGAGCGTCACGGTCGGGATGCGATACGCCGACGCGTATGGCACGATGCGGCCTCCTGTGTATGCGATCAGTCCGCCCATCGCGGAAAGAAGTTTGCCGATGTTCTCATCTGGACTCGCGCTTGTCACGATGACGCCGTTGGCCTCGTAACGATTCTCGTTCGTCGCTGGAACGGTGATCGGCTTGATCTCGACCTGCTCGTCGCAAATGTTAGCCGCAACGGTGAACGCGGTGTCGTCAATCTCTGCCGCGCTCATGCCCATCCCTAGCGTCGAGTCGGTCAGATAATCGCGAAGGCAGAGCGCGGCGTTTGTCGAGTAAGCCGTCGTGCTCGTGCGCGGGTCAAAGACTTGTTTGCCGCGAATCACGGCGCTGATGTTGGGGATGCCGCTCGGGAACTTCTCGGCGTCCCACGTCAGTTTAACATATAGATACGCGATGCCAGAAAGCTTGTGATTCGCGGTCCATTTGCCATCGCTCAAGCCTGCCGTTGCCAACTCTAAATCCGCATCCGCTGCGTCCCCCGGAACTCCGCGCTTTTTGTTGATGAGCGCCACGCCGTCGTAAAGAGAACCAGAGTCGGGAAAGTTGTTCGTTCCGGTCAACGGCACTAGCTCGTCGTTGAAGTAAATCTCGTCGATGGACTCCACCTCGTGCCCAGCGAGCGTCACGACGAGATTTAGAAACTCGTTCTTGGTCCCGGTCGTGCTGATATATACAAGCGTTCCGCTGACGCGTGACCTTCCGTAAATTATAGAGCGCGCCGCGATTGGAGAGCGCACCATTTGCGACCGCTCCGAGAGCGAGGAGTCGCTGAAGCTTGGCATCTTTGGCGCGAGAAGTTTCGACGCGGCCATTGATGCGGCGGTGACCGCGACAAATGACAGGGTTGACGCAACCGCTGCGACGCTGCCGCCATATACAGCGGCTCCGGTTACTACAGCACCCGTCGATACGCCTGCAAATGCGGCGACAACGGCTTGAGAGAATGGGATGAAAGCGGCTTGAGGCATTTTGAGTAGTTAAATCTTCCACGCTGAATTTGCGTTTTCAATCGACCCAAACACCAGCCCGCTCTTGGCGACAAATGCAGTGGTAACTCCGAGGCAAATCCCAAGCGTGATCCCGCGCCCGGCGTCCTGCGCAACGATGTCGCCCCGTCCCGCTCGTTTAGGCTGGATGCGATCCAACCCGAGCGAATCCACCAAAGCCTCAACTCCACCGGCATCGTCGAGGAAACGACGCGCACCGATTGCCGTCCAGTAACGTCCGCGCCATTTCTCGGCGTAGTCCGTCCCGGTGCAGACGTTGACCCAATCCGCCGCGAAGATGCAGCAATCGTTCACGGCCCACGCGAACGGCTGCGAGCGTCGCTCGTGGATGAACTTCGCCAGTAGATCCGGCCAGTTTTCGCGCCGCGTCGTCATGGTCAATTGTATCCGGTGTATTCTGGCTCCGCGCCGCCGTCGTTAATCGGTGCCGAGAGCTTCGCATTGCCCCAGTAAATTTGCTTTTCCTGAATCGAAGTGACGAATTCAAGCCCGAGATCCCCGGTCGTCGTGCTTGGGCCGGGCGGGTATAGGTTCTGTTGCTCCTCGTGCGTGTATCGCACCTCGCGTGGGCGTCGGAAATCGACAAGCTTGTTTTCCGCGCTCATCCCAATCGAGGCATTTTGCCCGTCGTCGCTGATGCTCATCACGTCCATGCGCCCAGCGAAGATCGTGACGGGAGACGATACAAGCGCGCCAGACGCGTCGAGTGCGCCGAATAGGACTGAGCACTCCTTGCCCTGATAATTCTCCGCCAGGGCGACCGCAATGAGGGCTGTGGGCACGCCTGAAAGCTGCATCGTGATGCCGCGAGCCGCGAGGTCCGTTGTCTCCGCAATTGGCGAGATCGTGCCGAGCGTTCCCATCCCCAGGTATCCGGTGCCGCCAACGGTGATCGTGCCGTAGCCGCTCCAAAGGTTGACCGGCGTGGAGAACGAGAGCGACGCCAGGAGAATCGGCGAGAGCTGCGACGCGGTAACAACTGCCACCATGTCGTTCGAAAGCGAGCTTCCTGCCGGGGTGATGCTCATGTCTTACCGTCCTCCACGATCCCGAACGTGATGCCGTAAATGTTCGCCTCACCGATGGACCATTCCGTGCTTGGGGCGGTGAGACGGA